TGTCGGTCTCGCCGCGAACCGCGCCGCCAGTGGCGAGCGAGATGCGCTGGAGAGCCGTCTGAATGCCCTTCTGGATGATGTTGGTGTTCGAGCCAGTCCAAGCAGCACCCGAGATCGCCGTACCCGTGGCGTAGTAGTTGCCCACGTTGGTGAACGAGGTGACCGCCGCGCTGCCCGTGAGGGCGGTCGCGGTACGCATGGAGCGCGAGGTCATCGCGAGCTGCGCCTTCGAGCGAGCGTGCTGGGCAACGATGTCCCAAGCAGCCTGCTTGACGGTCTCGTTCGGGATGTAGAACGGATACGCATAGCGCTGCGCCGCGAACGACACGAAGTCGTGCACGTTCGTCTTGCCGACCGGGCGATCATTGCCGAGCGGCCAAGCGAACTCGTTCACGTCGGTGACGCGGACGTTGTCGTCCGAGTCGAGACGCAGGTAGTAGCCCGTCATCTGGTTGACGGGAACGATCTGCGCGTACTTGGTGATGGGGAACGTGTTCACTGCACGGGTGAACTCGACCTGAAGAGCGCCCGTTGCGAGGGCGTTGGTGGACGGGACGTAGGTGTTCAGTCCGCCACCGACTGCGACGTAACTCATGGTTTGACCTCCTTTGGGTCAGTTGTGATCAGAGCGCCTTGGTGGCGGGGAGACGATAAGCCCAGAAGATCTGCCCAGAGGCAGCGGCTTCCATGGCGACGAACATGGGCGTGTTGCCGCTGCCCGCAGCGGTGATGGCAACGCCAGCCGTGCTCGGGATGAGACCGAGACCGGGGGTGATGTTGCCACCCGCCTCGATCTGCACGCAGTTCGAGGGCTGGAGGCTGATCGGATCGCCAGCGAGGGCGTGCGCCGACGCGTCGAAGCGGCGGGTCGAGCCGTCCGTGACGCCGACGACGTAGTCAGTGCCGGCGGTCGCGGCAGCGCCCGTGAACGCGGTGGTGTCCATCTTCACGATGCGGTACGGGTTGATCGTGCCACCCGCGACGAGATTGGGGGAGAACTGAAGCATGAGTGGGTTCCTTCCTTGGGATCACTTCTTGATGCGAGCGTTGATCGCCTTGGCAAACTCTTCGGGCTTGCCAGCGAACTGCTTGACCAGATCGCCGACGTCGGCGACCTGAACGGTCTTCGGGAGAGCGGCACGGCTCATGTCGATCTTCGTGCCGATGGGGTCACGGGCGAACAGGTCGCGCCACGACTCCAGCAGGGAGACGGGGTCCTTCGCAGCCTGAAGCGACGCGATGAGGTTCTCGCGCTGCGACTCGGGGATGCGGTAGCCCTCCTGCTCCATGATGTCGATCTCGCGAGCGAACTTCTCGCGCTTGATCGCGGACTCAAGGCGAGACATACGCGCCTTCAGGCGAGCGTTCTCGGCGCGGAGGCTGTAGGTGGAGCGAGAGGCGATGACCTCTTCCTCTTCCTCTTCCTCTTCCTCTTCCTTGTGCGAGTCGATGTCGATGTGGACGCCGTCGCCCTCGCCATCCTCTTCGGCGAACTTCATGCCGGCTCCGGCGTTCTCTTCCTTCTCCTCGGACTCCTCGGCGTTCTCGACCTTGTCCTCCGGCTTGTCGCCGAAGTGCCTCTTCATCATGTCCGCCATGTCGGAGATGGCGCACTTCATCGCCTCCATCTCCTTCTTCATGTCGTTGTCGGATGCCATCGCGGCTTCCTCCTTGATTGTCGCCGGGACGAAGGTGTTGAGCCCGCCACCGACCCCGGCGAGGTCGAAGTTGGACTTTGAGCAGACGATCTTCTTCCCGTTGCGGGAGAAGTGCGTGTCGGGGAGCGGTCGACGCGGGGTCTCGCGACCGAGCAGGGCGACTTCGGAGAGGTGATTGGACTCCGACCAGATCTCCGCGGAACGACGCGGGAACGCGTTCGTCGCGATGAGTTTGTCGAAGATGTCTCGGTTCACCTCCATGTCGCCGACAATGTAGCCGATTCCGTTGCGCTCCTCGTAGGAAAGTCGCGGGATTCGACCCACGGCGCTCTTGGGCTCGTCGCCGTCCTTCTCGTGCATGATCACGAGTTGAGGGTAGGAGCCGCGAGCCATGTGCTTGCGGGTGCTGGAAACGATGTCGCGGAGGCGTCCGTTGTCGAATCGCTTCAGTTCGGGGTCGCTCTCGGAGTCGTCGATCTGCGGGTCGAACGCCATGAACAACTCAACGCGCTCGATGGTGACCTTGTCGCCGTCCTCGTTGACAGCGTGCGATGTCTTGGCGTTCACGCTCTTGTCCTCCTTGCGCTCAAGTTGCTCAACCTTGCGAGCAGCCCATGACTTGCCAGCGTCGCCGCCCCACAGGAGCCAAGCGATGTACCCGGCGCTGTCAACTCCCCAGCCCTCGCCCTTCTTGTCAACCTCGTGACGGCTGAAGTACGAGTGCATCCGGCGGACGGTCGAGGGAGACAGGTTCTTGCGGTTCTTGAGATCCCGGGCGCGAGCCACGCCGATCTCGGTTCCGCCGCGACCGTGCTTCTCTCGCAGTTCGAGACCACGCGTGGCGTTTGACGCCATCTCTGCCGTTGGCTTGAGGTCGATTTCCATCAGATGAACACTCGGTAGGGAATGCTGGGCAGCGGAGCGAACGTCGGGAGCGCGTTCTCTTGCTCGCTGTCGAGTTCAAACGCGACTCGCAGATTGGCGTGGTAGCGGCTGTCTCCGGGGCGCACGATCACGCCTTCCTCGTCCACCTGCGCCGGGATCGCCCCGATGCGATCGAGCGTGACGCCGGCAAGGAGCCGCAGTGTGACCTCGCCGTCCTCGTCGGTGTTTTCCTCGGCTAGCCCTGCGGCGATAAGGGCATCGTCGAGGTTTGACTCGGTGGTTGTGCGGAGTAGGTAGTCCATGTCAGGTGGTCAGGGCTTGGAGTTGTGCGTCGGAAAGACGAGTTGGCCAGTACTTCAGCGTTTTGATGTGCTGGAAAACATCGGAATTCGGATTGAAGACCAACTGGGCGGCATCGGTCGACAATCCGGTATCCGCATTGGTAACAATGGCAGATGTCGTTCCATTGTTTGTCGAAAGGGCGCATGATCCGCTACTGACGCCAAGTGCCGTGCGGACAAGCGTGTTTGTCGATGCGTTCAATCCGCTGACCAAATCGTTAACCGTTGTGTTTGCACGAATGGAACTTGCGCTTGTTACAAAACTACGGGCGCGAGATGCGCCAACGCCGCCGCTACCAGTTCGTGCAAGCCACAGGAACTGGGTTGTGGCTGGCGATCTCGTGATGTCCCCGGCGAAATACACCGAATACTGGCTCTGCCCTGATGGCCAGAATGCAGCGAACGAAGCACCGTCCAAGTAGAGCGACTCGTTCGCCCTGTTCCCCGTGCTTGCCCCGGTCGGGATCAGGCTGCTGGCTCCGTTGCCAGCCTCCAGTTGTGCGCCCCAAATCGAAATATCTGCTGCGATGGAAGTCGATTCGTTAGAAATGTAGATGTAGCCAACTAGGGAAGTTCCCGAAGTGTTGACCACCTGAAACCGCTGCCATGTCGGAGTTACGGTTACTAGGTTGTTTCCGGTCGTACCGTAAATGTTGACGGTGTAGTTGGTTCCGGCGGTATTGCTCTTCATCCACACAGACACGGTGTATGGATTCGCCGTCGTTGGGTTTGTCGCGTAGGTGGTCGCCTGAAGAAGCCTGCTTGCACTTCCACCAGCATTGACTCCGAACTGAAGTCTTGTTGGATAGGTGATGCCGTCCGGGGAAAAGCCTCCACCCGTATATCCGGCGGTGACTGTTGGAAGATTTGTTCCGGCGGTTGACCACGGGCTTGGAAAGCCAGTCACATTACTTCGCAGAACATGATTGACTGAACTTGCCTCAATCAGCAGTCCGCGAGGCTGGAGCGTGGACGGGTCGTAGTCGAAGCGGGGGGCTTGGTAAGCAGTTGCGACAGTCTTGAAGTAGGCCGGATTCGAAGTCTGTCCGATGTTGAGTTGGACTCCCCAAAGGTAATTCGACTGCCCACCAGAAGCGGCTGCTTGTGGATAGAACGAGATTGCACGGCTTGCAGCGGTGTTTGCTGGAGTAAGGTAAATACGAACCTTCGTCCACGCGCTCGTCAAACTCGTCAGCGCGATTGCGCCAGTTCCGCTGATGCTTCCGGGGCCACTCAAGATCGT